CGGCAGCGTTGCGCAGAGCTGTGAGAGCGTCGTCTAAAGTCATGTCGAGCGTATCCTGAGTGGCGTTTGGCGCTGCTATCGCACAGTCAGAAGCCAAAGGCTACGGGTCTTTCGCTTACTCCACTGTGATGGAATAAATTTCGATATATAATGACATCTATTCATCCCGATCCTATTGTTTTTTTTAATAAATCTGTCACCACTTTCTTGGTCTTTCGACCCTTCTTTATGGTGTAACCCTTCGACTTGTTCGAAGAGTCATTATACTCGAACTTATCGCCCACGTACGGGAGACGGAACTCGATCTTTAACTCATGTTCTCGAACGTTATTGTTAGTAACCAGTATCTTATTCACGACACCTTCAATGAATTTCTTACGTTCTTCAATGGTGAAATCAGGGTCTTTTAGTTTATCAATCCGACTGCCAAATTCTTTTACCCAATCAACCCAGCGTCTTTGTTGTTGATCTTCTATAAGTGACTGAGAAATTTCTTCTATTTGGGTCTCTAGAAACAGACGATGTTTCTCGAGGTTTTTAACAATTTTTTCAACCTCTACTTTGTCCCGTTTTCCTATAAGGACCAGACTTTCAGAATTAACGATGGATTCTGTCACATCATCAACTTCTTTCTTCAACTTCTTTTGTTTGTTTTCAAGTTTCTTGATATCGGATACTGATTTCTTATAAGAATTTTTACCTAACAGTTCAGTTTTCACTGTCTCTTTAAAAGTATGTGACTTGGAAATGATATCTACAATAGTATCCCAAGCAACTTCGTCCGTTTTGTCGATCCGTATGTTCCTGTTAGACCCACACACAACATGTTTTTCGGTGAATTTGGTTTTGAATTTATGGGTCTTTTGAAGACATGAGTAATACGAGGTTTGGGTCTTCTTATGATTGCCACCGTATAGAGAACCACAATGACCACAAACCAACAGACCGGTGAGAAGATATGTATATTTTTGGTTACTTGTCTTTGTCCGTCGGTTCCCAGTTTTTCCGTAAGACCTTTTTTCCCTCAAATCTCTGACTGATTTTATTAATGAGGGATCAAGTAATCTTGGACAGACTATTCGAAGAGTGTCACCCGACTTCTTGTCAGTATATGTATAGTAACCCTCATAGTGGGTGTTTGTAAGAAGTTTATCTATCGAACCATGAGACCAGACTGGATTACCACGTCTGGTAACAACTCCATTTTTGAGAAGTTGTGTTCTTATTTCATCGATTGAGTCACCATTTTTATAACTTTCAAAGATGTGTTTAACCCAGTTTTGTTCTTCTTCATTCGGAATAAGTTTGCTGTTATCGAGTGAATAACCATAAGGTGGAGGACCTCCCATCCATCCACCCTGTCGGATACGTTTAAGTTTCCCCAACCGAAATCTTTCAGTTCGTAACTGATTATCGTATTGGGAGATTTCACTCATTATCCCCAACATCAAATTGGTTTGTGGATCTGAAAGAATTTGTTTTCCCGTGGGGGTGTGAAGAGTCACTTCGTTTTTGATCAGTTTGAAACGGATCATTCCCCAAGTGTTGAGGTTTCTAGAAAGACGGTCGGTGTTCCACACATAAAGGTGTTGGACTTCACCGTCATCAACTTGCTGAAGAAGATCACTTAATACTGGTCGGTTACTAAGATCATCTTTAGACGATGATCTTCCTCCCTCATTCCACACCTTATGGTCCATACCGAGTTTTTCTGCTCGTTGAACACCTAACTCTAATTGGGTCTCCAATGAGGTTCCTTCCTCTTCTTGAGAAGAAGTCGAAACCCGTGTGTAGATGTGAAGAATATCAGTCATAAAACCATTATAAATCAATCTATCACAAAATAAACAATATAAATTTGGTTATATAAAAATTTTTTCAAAAAATGATAAATCGAGGATAAATTTTATATAAATAAAAATAACAAATGATTAAAGGTGTTGAAGGTCTCAATGAATTTACCAACAAAATCAGATTACTTAGATTACTTCGATCAAAGACGTGTCCCCAATCCAATTGCTGTGACACTTACTTTGAAACAAAGAGTCGAGACTAATGACTTTAAAGGTCGATTTGGAACTAATCTTGATTCAATGAAGGTATCAAAGAGCACAAGGGACTTCATGAATCGACTAAACCAATCTATTTTTGGGAATAGTTTTAAAAGGTACGGGAAGAGATTGTCAGTAATTCCTATAACTGAAGGCAACTCTTTCATCAGACTTCACATACACATGACCTTGGAGAGACCAGATCGGTTAAATCTCGAAGAGTTTTCACAGTTGATTTCCAAATGCTGGACGCAAACTACATTTGGGCATCACAACATATGTATCAGACCGATCGATGATAAATATCTCGGTTGGATTGAGTATAAATTAAAAAATAAATCGAAGGGTGAATGACTTCAGTCTTCAGTTGATTGGGACAACGTGTTTTTACATTGATATTGCTGAAATAAATTTCCTCTATCAGTCCATCAACTCTCAAAAGGAAAGGTCATCTTTTCCTTTAGTCCTTCTTATTACCTAAAACTTAGTAAGGATTAAAGATTATGAACAACAAACCATTAAGAACAGAACTCAACAACTACTTGTGTCTTTATCTGATCAAAAAGAACTTAAAGATGAAACCAGTCATCAAGTCTATTAGAGATCAAGTCATCAATGGATACCAAATCACTGAAAACCAGTTCTCATCAATCATCAGTTTCATTGAAAGAGAACCAGAATTCAAAAACAAATCAGTTGATGAAATCTACAACCACTTTTCACCATTGATCAAAGGATACACACCAAGATCTGAGACTGTATCTCTAGATCAGTTCTTTCAATAGGAGATACAACCATGTCTTACACCTTAATCAACTTTAATATCCCAAATCATTTGAAAAAGAACTTTGATCACCTGGTAAATTTTAAACGGGTCTCAAGAACATCAATCTTGAATTCAATGATTGAAGAGTTCTGTCGACGAGAGTTCAAACTTATCAAGGAAGATGGGAGATTGAATGATCTGATTACGAATATTGAACAAAAGAACCCACCAGAATCCAATCATTCAAATTCCTCTCGTTGGGAAGATTCATATGATGAACCACTCAACATCCCGGTATCAACAGACTTCTTTGATCCATACGATGATGGATTACGACTATGATGACTTCCAACCACCAAACCTTATCCAAACAGGTAGTTGTTAGAAATCTTCAATCTATGAAGTTCAACAAATGTGATGTTTGGGATATTTCATCAACTCAAGACAAAAAGGACTTCATTAAGGAACTAGAGAAACAATTGAGAAAGGGATCTTTGTCGGTCGTTGTTATTGAAGGTAATCGATCATGATGAGGTTCAAACAATTTATTTCTGAAGGTAAGTATCCGATGTGGGTTCGAGTTACCGTTGGAACTCTTGTTCTGAGGATCAACAACCTAACCAAACAGATCGAGAAAGAAGAAGACCCGATAAAACAGAACAAGTTAATCTCTCAACAAAACAAACTTTTATCCTACATTTCAGGACTTGGGATTGGGGTAGGGACCGAAGACAAAGTTCTTCTTCAACGACTCAAATCTTTCAAATCCAAGGTGTAACAAAAACCCTTCTGAAATGAGGTCCTGAAACCCTTTATTTTATTGACCTCAAGGAAGTTATTTTTGCTGTAACAAAAACATGTATTTTTGTTACTCTAAATTGTTTGAATCTATTCTGAACTGAATCAACCACCTAAGAACTGATTCATCCCCATCTAAATATTGACGGATTTTAAGTGCAACTTCATTTGCTTTTTCAACAGGGATCACGTAATCGAAGACCCGAGACATCACCTCTAAAGTATTCTGTGTCCAGGGACCATCAACAACGACAATACCCAAACACTTTTGATGTCTTCCTTTCCAGTTTATCGCAGAAAACATCTTATCCTTTGCATAAAGACTTGCATGACCAGCACTACTTTTTCGAACTTCTATAAATGCCTTTGGATTTTTAAAGTCCGGGACCACAAAATCTGCCCTGAAGTCGTAAACAACCCCTTCTATCGATTCATATTCGTCTTCTCTCAAAAACGGCACTTCTTCATTCTTTAATGCCATTGCGACAAAATCTTCTAGTAGTAACCGACCAATCAAGTCCCTTACAATTCCTTCAGTAGTTCCCTTTATTCGTTCTGTGATTTGAATCTCTGAGGGGATCGATGAAACATCAATATTTTGAAATAGTTGATTTATTTTTTCTGAAACGGGACGTGAAATCCCAGTATCACTTGCAGTACCAGTGCCTATTAATTTTTGTAGGTCTCTCTTACTGAAAACACCAAGGGCATGCATCATCACAGGTAAATACTGAGGATTTTTATTGATCCATTCTGCACTAACACTCTTAAAAGAGTTAGTTTCATCAAATGCATTTTTCACCAATTTATTAATAAAAGGTTGAATTTTTTTATATAGAAGCGGAGTTGCTGATCTTTCAATTCCAAAATCAATTGCTGATCGTCCCAACCATGCATTCTTTCGATCATCTAATTCGGTTGGAATATTTTCTATTTGATATCCTTTCCCACAAAGTAGAATTGCCGCAAGGTCGTCGTTCAAAAAATGTTCGTCGGTAGGTAAATAGAACGAGTTAGACTCTTGAGATAAATCGAGCATTAAACTGATTATCTCTTTCATTTTTTCTGTGGAGTGTTGGTAAAGTGTTTGTTTCATAGGTTAAACCCTTCTTTTTTTGCACGATCAATCTCGTGCCGTATCTCTTTAAATCTTGGAATGTTGAGATTTATAAATCGTTGACCATTTTGATTTTCAATCACGGACTTGCGGTACCAATCCGATGGGTCTTTTGATTTTTCGAGTTTCAACCAAAAACGACAATAATTAGCATATCTTACTGCCTTCAATACTTGGAACTCATAACCGTTTGAACATGATCTTTTCGCAATATTCCCCATAAAGTAATGAGGAACTTCTTCTAAGTAATTTGAGTTTGAACTCTCGGTATCATTATATTGATATCTTTCTAACATCGACTTTCTATTCGAGGTAATAAAACTTCTTCTATATTCCCCACCGAACGTTAAAAACAAGTAGGCATCTTCCTTCAAATTCTTCCAAATAAGATCAATTTGCTCATGACAAGTAGAAAATGGATCCAGATCTATTAGGTCGAACTTCTCTTCAATTTGTTTAAGAATTTTTATGTTGTTACCTAGAATTTTCCGACATCTAGGATCACCAATATTGGATAGTTTTTCAAACGTCGATTCATTTTCCTCTATACAAACAACCGAGGTTACTTGCTTTTTAGACAATATTATTTCTGTAAATCTTCCTTCACCTGCAAATGGTTCAAAAACTTTAAAATCACTTAACTGTATCTTATCGAGAATTTGTTTATTAACGAGTTGTTTATGGTCGGTGTTTATTGTGAACGGATTTTTCTTCACGTGACCGTAACCTTGACGATCTTTGAAAACCTTTTTTTCAACAAATTCAAAATCAACTCGGAAAATTACTGCGATTTTCCATGCCGGAAGACCGAGACCAAAGAGTTCCGATGCACATGTTTCAACCTCTTTTGACCAATTTACAGAACCCTCAGATCGACCTTTTTGAGTGAAGGCAATATTCTTCCGATTACATTCATCTATCAACTTGTAAATCATATCTTGGGGGTTTCTGTTCAGATTTGCAGAAATAAGTGTGAGAGACACACCTCTCATCCATGCATCAAAGCACGAATTAAATTCGTCTGCTGACCATCTTCTCCCCTTCGTATAACGACTTCGAAGAGGGACTGGTACAATATTTTCGACAAACCCATGCTTTTTCATAATTTTTAAAAACTTTTGTTCATGATAATGCTCTGCAAGGTTTCGTAATTTATCCCATGGTTTTATTTCATACTCATTATCAATAAATGTGAAGGATGTTTGTGTCATGTATTTTATTTCTGTTTCAGTGGTTTAACTCGAGACGGGAGGATCACTTTTTCATATATCGACCTTGATAGATGTTTATACAAGTGAGGTGTAACCATCCGTCCACATCGTTCTGCTTTCTGGTTAAAGGTTCCAGTCAATCGGAAGTCGTCCGGTAACCCCATTAATCTCTTGAGTTCATCTGTAGTAAAGACCCTATCTTCATCGGGATGATGAATACCTCCACGACCACCTTGTTGTCCCATCTGAGTAAGGGTTGGAGATGGGTGATACCAACTTGCTCGGACAAGATTGAAATCGGATGTCCAATCGGGATCGACATCACTTAATTTCATTGGGTATGGTGGATCTTTTGGTATGGACTTTATTAATTCATATCCTGACGACTTAACAGAAGTCATCATCAAGTAGTTTCGTTGTTGAGGATCTACAACTACACCATCTAGACCATCTCGAAGAGTTGGTTCATAAATTGATCCATGTGGATACAGACTAAGAATATCTTCTTCAGTCTTAATACCAACTTTACGACAAATATCCGGTCTGACTGCTATTGCTATTAATCTATTTCTACGTTGTGGAACCCCAAAATGAGAGGAACACAGAACTTTGAAATTGACCTTATATCCCCAACGTCGAAGTCGGTTCAAAGCATGATGGAATACGTCTGATGATTTGATAGAAGGGACATTTTCAATCACACAAACCTTGGGTTTGGTACAGTTTGCTATATACACAAAGTCATGGATCAACATCCCTATACGATCTTGTGTTGTATCTGAATACTTTACATTCTTCTCTTCAATTTTCTTTTTACCCTTTCCAGAAGTTGAAAAGGTTGAACATGGTGGAGACCCGTCCAAGATGTCGTATTCACCTTCTTCAATTCCATACGACTTAAACCAATCTAAAACATACTGTCGACCACCACGTCGTGTGATCTTTCTTATGTCTATCATCTCTACCGGTGTTGACGGATAGTTTGCTTTGTAGGTTTGAACTGCTTCTGGAATGAATTCATTAACGAGAAGAATTTTTCCACCACCCAATCTATAACCTGTTGAACTACCTCCACCACCAGCAAATGTTGAAACAACCGTGAAGTCTTCTCTATCAGATGCTGTCATTACATCTTTAAGTGAATATGGTTCAAAGTCATATCGGACGGGATATGGAGTTACTTCCGTAGAGGGATCTATATCTGACCAGAGTCTGATCAACTGGGAGAGTTTTTGGGTCGTATTACCAGAAATATATCCTTTGAAATTTATCTCAGGATCATTAATCAATGGAGAAAAATAACTTTCAATACCCCCACCAACTTGAAGACCAGGGGTCTTACCCAACGACAACAATCCAAGTTTTTCAAAAGTATCTTTATAGGGAATTTTCCAAGGTGACTTCCAATATGGTTTATTAATCTCAGTCCAAGTTTTACCAACTAAAATTTTCTTGATCGATGTATCATTGAGTGGTTGGTGAATAAGAATGTTTTCTCTTTGAGCAAACTCCACACAAATTTTAGTAGCAGAAGAATCAAATTCTTCAGATAACGTCTCTTCCCAATATTGAAAATTATCTTGTTTGATTTTTATTGAATCCCGTCTTCCATCCGGTAGAGGTGATGAAAACCCCGTCAGAACTTTAGTGAAACCTAAGTCCTTAACCTTTTTCATTAAATGTATGAACGGATAGAGCACTTCTAACTCTGTTTTTTTCTTACATTTATGGTTTTGAACCAAATCTAAAAAATCGATTTTGGGATCGTTGGTAGGAACAACGACTTCGTGAAAACACCAACCAAGTAAATTAGAAGTAGATTTTGCTGTTTGATAATCCCAACTTGTTTGGTCATTGAGACGAAAACTTATCGAATGGACTTTCTTTCCTAATTCATCAGCAACAATACCAACCAACGTTGAATCAGCACCACCTGATAGGAGAAGACAGATCTCTTTCTCAGGAAATTGTTCACTAATGATAAGACGGAGTTGTTCTTTTATTTCGTTATACATACCCAGTTGCTCCGATCTACTTCATCAAACACAACAAGGAATGGACCCTCAAATTCACTTTCACAAAAATCTAAAACATCTTTTGTCTTTGGACTTTGTAGGTGAACACCAACCAACCTTTGACCACCACCTCGTTCTCCACGAATGAGGACATCTTGGTTATCGAGTAAGGACATATCATCAGATTTCGACGATGGAACGAATGTATCCCTATAACTGAACCCAAACGAAGAAAGAACTTTTATACCAACGTCAATTTTTTTCATTGGTACACGTATCAAACATGTAACCGTTTCAGTAATGGAAGGGGTTCTTAATTCGTGGAGAGGAAACTCTGATTGAATATCGGTTTCAAAAAAACCTTGATCACCCCATCTAGAAATTAGGTCTTTTTGAAGGTCAACAAAAAGACAACGGAACATTGATCTACTTTCAATAAGTTGATCCAGTGTTGTTGATCTATCATTCGACCCAATATTTCCACCTACAAGATCAACGATATTTTTTTCACGTTCCTTTTTTTTACGTTTCTTAATTTGATTGGAAATTTTATTCAGAATTTCCTGAATGTCTGTTTGCTGTGTGTTCTCATGAATCTTTCCATCTT